TGCAGGCACTGACACCATCACTCTTCGGCTTGAGGAGGATCAGCTCGAAGCATTCGAGTTTCTCGTGGGAAACGTCTTGAGCCTCACTCGCGAAGCTTCCGAGATAGCAGACCTTCTGTCCCGGGGCGGCAGGACTGATATCACTACTTCGACCGCCAATGGTAGCAAACGTCACGCCAGCGATGGGTAATGTTTCCATATGCCGTGCCAGACTGGGATTGCCGCGTGGCTGGTAACGAAGGCTGACAGCCTGCCATCTGCTCGGTCTGAACAGTTCATGCAGCTTTTGAGTTCCGTGACCCCTTGATCACATCAAAGGTCGGGTCCTCGCTGTCCAGCACGGCCTTGTTGCCCGTGCAGTCCTGCCAGCGCTGGACGATGACGTCGACGTATCTGGGGTCGAGCTCCATAACCCGCGCCGAGCGGCCCGTTCGCTCCGCAGCGATGAGCGTGGTGCCCGAGCCGCCGAACGGGTCGAGGACGATGTCCCGGCTCATGGCGGAACTGGTGATGGCCCGCTCGACGAGTTCCACCGGCTTCATGGTGGGATGGAGATCGTTCACCCGTGGCTTGTCGACAAGCCAGACGTCGCCTTGGTCGCGGACGCCGTACCAGGAGTAGTCCGCCTGCTGCTCCATGCCACTAACAAGTCCAAGGCCATCTGAGGCGCGACGGCATCAGGCGAGTTGTGACTCAGTCTGAACTCGAGGAGCGGGCTCCCGCTTCCAGGCGCGCTGCGACAAGTGCCTGAAGGCGCCATAGCGACGCGTCGTGAATGCCCAACTCCTCTAACCGTGAGACTGTCTCTCTCAGATATTCAGCACAAGAGCCCCAGTGCCCGGCAGCCGTTGCGAGAATATCGACAGTCTGGTCTAGAGGCAGCTTCCCTGAATAAAGAGGGTGCTGCCGGTTTACGATGAAGCCAAATGCCCGGACGGGTCCCTCATCTGTTTCAACCGTCATCCATCGCGGCACATTAATCGACGGCTTGATGATTAACTCGCGCCGAAACAGGGCGTCGAGGCTCTCTCGCACCTGATGGGCCGGGATCCTGAAGACCATGCCTTTGCACTGGCCACCGCAATCGAGCGCGAGCATCAGCCCCGGCTTGTCGGATGTTCCACGAAACCGTGATACGCGAAAGCAGAACGCCCTATGCCATCCTCGCACTTTGGCAGTTCGGCTTTCGGCGAACGCAAATTCGGGCTTCCAAAGAAGGGAACCATAGCCAAACATCCAGATGTCACTAGACGGTGCATGTGCGAGAACATTGGTTATGGCATTCTCATAATCTTCATCGGTCATATAGACCATGCCGGGACTAGGTCCCCTGTCTTCCACCGCGCGAGCGAACCGGGCCACGAGGTCCTGCGTAAGTGCCATGTGGCGTTGCTGTTTAGGCATCTGCCATTCTTCCGCAATCAAGCTCTCTCCGAGCCAATATGTCACGGCCGCTGTGCGGTTCCAAGAGTGTTCAAATGGGGAGCCTATCGAGGCCGCCCCATTGTCGTCAGGCAGTCTCCGCCGTCTCCGCACTTCGTGCCATTCTGACGTCATCGAAGGTCCGGTCCTCGCCGTCCAGGACGGCCTTGTCGCCAGTGTAGTCCTGCCAGCGCTGGACGATGACGTCGACGTATCTGGGGTCCAGTTCCATGAGCCGCGCCGAGCGGCCGGTGCGCTCCGCTGCAATGAGCGTGGTGCCCGAGCCGCCGAACAGGTCGAGGACGATGTCCCGGCTCTTGGACGAGTTGGTGATGGCGCGCTCGATCAGTTCCACCGGCTTCATGGTGGGGTGGAGATCATTGACCCGCGGCTTGTCCATGAACCAGACGTCGCCCTGGTCGCGCGCGCCGCACCAGTAATGCTGGCTGCCGTCCTTCCAGCCATAGAGGATCGGCTCGTACTGGCGCTGGTAATCGGCTCGACCGAGGGTGAAGGTGTTCTTGGCCCAGATGATGAAGGTCGACCACTTGCCGCCGGCGTCGGTGAAGGCCTTCTGCAGGGTGTGGAGCTCGGACGAGCTCATGCAGATGTAGCAGGCCCCCTTGGTCACCATCAGCAGGTTGACGCAGGTGTCGTAGAGGAACTGGTAGAACCCTTCGCCCAGGGCATCGTTGAGGATGCGCCGGCCCTTGCCCCGCATCTTGTCCTTCGCCGAGTTCCCGTAGTACACGTTGTAGGGCGGATCCGTCACCACCATGTCCGCGAGCTGGCCGCCCATCAGCTTTTCGACGTCCGTCATCACGGTGGAATCGCCGCAGAGCACCCGATGGTCACCGAGGATCCACAGGTCACCGGGCTTGCTGACGGGTTCCTCGGGTACCGGCGGCGCCTCGTCCGGATCGGTGAGACCCTCGATCTGCTCCGCGCCGAGAAGCTTATCGAGTTCGTCGGAAACGAACCCGGTCAAGGCCAGGTCGAAGTCGTCGAGCTTCAGGTCGCCGAATTCCAGCCGCAGCAACTCATCGTCCCACTCTGCGTTCTCATGCGAGCGGTTGTCCATCAGGCGATAGGCCTTCGCCTGGGCCGGCGTGAGTCCCTCGGCGACATGCACCGGGACCGTCTTCAGCCCCAGCGCCTTGGCGGCTTCAAGCCGGGTGTGACCGACGATCACCACCATCTTTTCGTCCACGACGATGGGCTGGCGGAAGCCGAATTCGGCGATCGACGCCTTCACCGCATCGATGGCGGCGGCGTTGTTACGCGGGTTGCGGGCATAGGGAACCAGCGTCTCGACAGCCATGTCGGTGACGATCATCAGACCCCCTGACTCCAAACGGGAAAGCCGGTTTTCCGGGCGTTTCAGCGCAAGCTATTCAAAACAAAATGGAAAAATCAAAAGCAGAAAAACGCTCGAAAACCGGGCGGCGGCGGCAGCGCTACTCAGAACCCCGCAATGGGGCTCCTAGCCCCGCCCCCCCTACGCAGCACTACGATTGCGCTGGGCACCGCGGAACCCCGCTCCAGTCAGCATCAGTGCGATGAGACGCGCAGACTCCGTCAGCACTCGGGGGTGCTGGTCAGTCCAAGCGGCATATGCTTCGTCCCTGAGCATCTCCTTCGGCACGGAAGGACCCCACAGCTGTTCGATGGGAAAGCGTGCCATGCCGGTGCGCTTGAAGACCCCGCCACCGTAGCGCTTCACCACGAAGGCGGAGCGGAAGCTTTGGGCCTTGCCCCAGATCTTCGCACGCACGCCGTAGGAGAACTGCTTCGCACCAAAGAAGGACAGCGGCAGATGGCGGCCCGTGCCAGAGGTCACGGTGGACATCGTGGCGCGGGTTGCGGACTGGAATCGTGTCGCAGCGTTGACGGAGCCGCGCGGAATGGACGATTGCTGGGCGAGCGACCGGCGCAGCTGAGTGAAGGACTTGCGGCCTTCCTTGTTCAGCGCCATCGAGAAGGCACGGCGAGCCTCGCTTTCCCCGAGACGGGTACACGCAGCTTCGAACCGGATCCGCACATCGTCGGCCTCGAGGAACACAACCCGCATGGCCAGGCTCCGAACCGCAAAACGCCCGGAGGGTCATCTCCGGGCGCAGTTGTAAGCTTTCAATAACGGAACTTTTAGCCGCATCGCACGCTGTCGTCAAGTTTTTTATGCAATAAATTCAACATGATGACTGCCGCGTGATGCTGCGCAGCCCCGAGAAACGCTGCGTACGCCTGTCGTGTGGATAAGTCTCAGCGCAGCCTGAAGACGCGCACCAGGGCGTTGAGCGCCACACGCAAGTTGCCGATGTCCTCCTCCGGCCAGTGCAGCGCGTCCTCGTCCGTGCAGATCACGCGATGGACGAGCAAGGTCGGCCGGCGGCCTGACGACATCCGTTGCTCCCGGTCGCAGGCATCGAGGGCTGCAGTGGCTTCCGCGAAGCGCCGCTTCAGCTTCTCGATCACCTCCAGCCCCGGTTCGCTCAGGTTCGCCCCGAAGATACCTTCGTTGATCAGCAGACCCGACACCGAAGTCGGGCTGGGCATCGGCAGTCCGATCATGACGTTGTGCTTCTGGTAGAGATCGGCAAACACTACACCAGCCTGGTATTGCAGGTCGCTGATCAGTTCCCAGAATGCGAGACGCCCGAGCGCCGTGCCGAGCCGCTCGTCTTTCGCCTGCTTCGCCGTCACACCGAAGTGCCGCCTCCTCGCCTCGATCACCGTGCTCATGGCGTCTCTCTCTGTCTCCTGCCTGGTCCGCTTGCCACACGGATAGCGCTTGCCGGGTTTCCTCTTGCGTCCTGCCGCCATCACCGCACCTCTTTCAATTGAGGGCGCTTGCCGTAAAGCCTCTCGCCCAGTTGCTTGATGAGTTCGCGCTCGACCCACGTGAGCCGTTGATCTTCGAGCGAGACGGCGAGCAGTCCCTGCTGACGCCAGCCGTCGCGCTTTACGCAATCGGGTGAGCGGCGCTCACCGCCGTATCCGCGCGGAAACCATTTCATGGCGTCACCTGACGCAGCAGTGCGGCGTAGCCACAGACGTCCACTACGGAGTCTTCGTGAGTGGGGTCGTGCGCAAGGCGCGCGAGCTTAAGGTCGAGGAGGCACAGGACCACCTGTGCCGGGGTAATCTCGCGCCCCAGCGTTGCCGACCAGCGCGCTGCGATAGCCGCCATGTTGCTGCTGGCGTCGCCATATTGGATGCTTCGCTCGGCGATCACGTTGGCCACGTGCTTCAGGAACATTTCCGCTGGAGTGTTCATGCCAGGCCTCCATTCGTCTCGAGGGCCCAGAGGAGGACGGCAAGAGCGTCGGCCTCGTTGTCGTCCACAGGCTCGAAGCCACGGGCACGCATGGCGGCGATGACGTCGTCCTTGCTCGCGTTGCCCTTGCCGCAAGCATGGCGCTTCCAGGTGCCTACCGGGGCGCCGCTGTACGGGATACCGTGCTCCTCACACCACGCGGTCAGCGTGGCGAGCAGACCTCCATAAACATGGCTCGCGTCCGTGCCGATGTGCCGGCGCACTTCTTCGAAATACACGGCATCGATACCGCCGGTGATCTTCAGAGTCTGGTCCAACCACTTGCCGAAGCGCAGGTAGCGCATGCCGCCGCCTTCGTAGCGGCTGGGGCGGAACTCGGCTGTGCCGTGGAGGATCCGGGAGCGTGCATTGCGCACGGCCCAGCCGGTGGTCGTGCCCAGATCGAGAGCGAGGATGGATGGAATCGTCGGGGTTGCCTTTGCCGCGGGCACAGGCAGAGTCGCGGGTACCATGGTTGTCTCCTTGAATGAGGTTGATTGTCGTGGTGGAGGACGGCGGCAGCCTTGTGCTTGGCGGTACTGGCTGCCGTCCGTCCGGTCCTGGCGTCGCGCATCACGGCGGCCGCGGAAGAAGCGCGCGGTTCATTCCATGATCTCCGCAAGCCATCCGGGGAGTTCCTGGTCCTTGAACACCGGCGAGCGCG